TTGGTTAGTCTTTCAAAGTGAATCAAGATATTCGGCTATTTGCTCATCGGTCCAGCCTTCAAAGGCTGGCAGCTCTCGAATGGGCCGCGTGCGATCTTCAAGCCCGCGCTCTGTATATGCGCGAGAGAGTTCTTTTTGTGCGTCGGTGCGCTGGTCGTTTGGGTTTGTCATGGTGTAGTCTTTCAAAGTGTTGCGCGGTTAGCTAGGGCCTCGGATATCTCGCCGGAGCGCTGCAGCTGGTCCACATAATCAACAAAGGCGCAGCGAGTGTCGGCGGGATAAACCAGCTCGGCGGTTTTGTCGGACCGGCTCCAGCTGTAGCGATAGCGCCGGCGTGGTAAGTTAGGGAATGCAGCCCAAAAGGCGGCGCGAATTTGTTGTTGGTTTGTCATGCTGTCACCTCGTCGTATTGGTTAAAACATACAGCCCAAGCGGCCCAGTCGGCATTTTTGAGCTCGGCCAATTGTTGGCCTATACCTTTACCGGCCAGTGGATAGGCGGCGTGGTAAAAATCAGAAGTGGCCGCGGCGTAGTGTTTACCGGCTAGGCATACAGTCGGGCGGTATTTGTATTGCTCCAGCTGTTGGGCGGCCATGGCGGCCCATACGCGGCGTTGCTGTGTATTCATTGCAGCTAGTGCGCGGTTGTATGGGGCCAGCACTTGGTCCGGCCTTACTACGCCGTGGAGCGCGGACAAAATCAAAACATCGGCGCCGGCTTGTTGGGCGGCCTTCATGGCCAGCTTGAATGCTTGGCCGGTGTAGAGCTCGGCGGCCGTTGCTGGGTGCTCCAGCTTGGCAGCACTACAGGCGATTAAGAATAGGGGTTTCATTAGAAAAGATCCTTTTGGTTGTCGTTGGTGGGTTGGTTGTTGAGCTGGTTTTTTTCGTGGTTGATCAAGTAGAGGCGGCGCTTTAACTCGGCACCGGTCAGGATATAGCCGGCATGGCGTGGCATGTCCAGCTCTCTCCGTGCTTGGTTCAATATTCGGTCATTGGTCATTGGGTTTTACTCCTTTGGTTGGGCTTACTTAACGGGCAACACATGCATTCGGTTGACTGCATGTGTGGCATTGTCTTAAATTGTCAAGAGCTAAACTGTCGCGCGCGTGACAACTTAGGGTTTTTCGTTATAGGGTCCAGCTGCTGGGTGAGCTTGGACCGGTGGAGCTCGAGCGCTGCAGCTGGTCCGGTAATCGACCAGGGCATAAAGTGGCCGGTTTTTGACCTGGGGGCTGGTGCTCCAGCTGGTCGGTGTGCTTTGCAATTGCCGCGGCCTTTGATTAGACTCGCGTACATTCTCGGTTTATACCCACATAAAAGACATGCCACAAAAGCTAACACGCGCGCAGATCAAGGAAGGACTCCAGCAAATACCGGTGGAATTCCTACTATCTTCAGGACCGAACAAAAAGCCCGCTATTACCTCGAAGATGAAAAGCTTTGCCCACAATCTTGCACTAGGCAAGACACAAGCCCAAGCATATAGAGAGAGCTACAACACAAAGGCAACACCAAAGACACAAGGGGACAATGCGTCACGCCTTGCCCGCGATAGCAGAATACGAACGGAACGGGAAGCCTTCGCGGCCGCATTAGAGCTTGAAAAACATCGAACACCAGCACAATTGAAGAGCTTGCTAGTTTCGGAGCTGGTAAAGCACAGCATCGATGAGGACTTCCCACCGGCACAGCGGGTCCAATGCCTGAAGCTGCTCGGCAACCTATTCGAGGTGGGCGCATTTGTGGAGCGCAAAGAAATCACCACTATCAACAAGAGCGGAGACATACGCGCGCGCTTGCTGGCAACGCTGCAGCTGGCGCAAGATATCGAACCCAAGATGATCGATGATGACGCCGCGGCCACAAGCTTGCTGGAAGAGCTAGCCGCACCGGCCGCAAAAGTTCAGGCAGACGAACCCACCGGCGCCCCACCCGCCCGAACGGCCGCGGCCGAGCCCGTGCACCTTACGCATACTATTTCAGACACAGGATCACCACTTAAATCTAATCTTAAACCCCAGCAGTTCTCAGACAAAAGCTTCAGGGGGGACCCTATTGAAAATCCTGCTGAGGACAAGTTTGAAGATGCATAGGAACACCCCCCCCTTGTGTTTCTGTAGCAAAAGTGGGTGGTGGGGTATATTTTTGGAGAAACGTATGTTGTATGAAGGTTACTTAAAGATTGACGGGCATGATGATGCTATTGTGGGTACTGCTTGTATATGGAGGGATAAAACGCGAGTTGATGTTCTTGTCTATAACGGGAATCAGATACTTGATACTTTGTCTGAGAGAGATGGTATGTCCTATGAAGAAGCCGCCGAATACTGTGACTTCAATATCGAAGGTGCGTACATGGGAGAGAAGACGCCCGTTATCTATTGGGACTATGATTCCTAAATCTTGGAACAGTGTTCCAACAACCATTATTTAGTATTACATTATGACTGAGAAGCAGAGAACTATATATCTCATTATTGAAGCCTACTGGAACGACTTTGGTTATGGTCCTACTGTGGATGATGTGATGAGACAGACTGGAGATAAGGGTAGGGGTAATGTTCACCGTACTATGAAGAAGCTAGTACAGATGGGGGCTTGTAAGAAGCTGGCACATAGTGCGCGCTCTATCCGTCCTAGCCATCTGAAGTATAAGAACATCATATGAACATTGATGCTATTACGGCGAAGATCTCTCAACTACCTATCAATGAGCAAGAGGCGTTCTTTGAAAGTTTGGCTGAGTATGAGGCTTCCCTGAAGAGGGAGAAGGCTCAAGTAGACTTTGCTAAGTTTGTCAAAGAGATGTGGCCAGGCTTTATTGACGGGCGTCACCATAAGGTGATGGCTAAAAAGTTCCAAGAGATCGCTGAGGGGAAGATTAAGAGGCTGATCATCAATATGCCACCACGGCATACGAAGTCTGAGTTTGCGTCTTTTCTTTTGCCGGCTTGGTTTTTGGGGAAGTATCCTAGTAAGAAGATTATCCAGACTTCTAATACAGCGGAACTTGCCGTAGGGTTTGGACGTAAGGTTAGGAACTTAGTAGACTCTGAGCAATATGCAAAGATCTTTCCCAATGTCAACTTGCGGTCTGATAGTAAGGCTGCTGGCCGGTGGGCTACTAATGCTGGCGGGGAGTATTTTGCTATTGGTGTTGGCGGTACTGTTACAGGTAAAGGTGCGGATCTACTCATTATTGACGACCCCCACTCCGAACAAGAAGCCGCCCTAGCCGCAACCAGTCCTGAAATCTTCGATAAAGTCTACGAGTGGTACACCTCTGGTCCTCGCCAACGTCTACAACCTGGTGGCTCCATCATAGTAGTTATGACAAGATGGGCGAAGAGAGATTTGACTGGCAAGATCCTTCAATCAATGGCTGATAAGGATGGAGAGATATGGGAGGTCATAGACTTTCCCGCGATCCTTCCCAGTGGTAATCCCCTTTGGCCTGAGTTCTGGCCACTCGAAGAACTAGAAGCTCTACGCTCTGAGTTGCCTGCGGGTAAGTGGAACGCCCAGTATCAGCAAAGTCCAACCTCAGAAGAAGGCGCGATTGTTAAAAGGGAGTGGTGGAGAGAGTGGACAGAAGACCGCCCGCCCAAATGTGAGTTCATCATCCAGTCTTGGGATACCGCCTTTACGAAGTCAGAGAGATCCGACTACTCAGCCTGTACGACTTGGGGAGTTTTCTACCTCAATGAGAACGCCAATGACCCCAATGTAATTCTCCTTGATGCATATAAGAAGAGGATGGAGTTTCCTGAGTTAAAGGAGAAGGCGTTCAACCACTACAAAGAGTGGAGCCCAGATGCTTTTATCGTTGAAGCCAAAGCGTCAGGCGCGCCACTTATTTTTGAGCTGAGGGCTATGGGAATACCTGTATCTGAATTTACTCCAAGCAGGGGTAATGATAAGATGGTCCGTATAAATTCTGTGTCTGATTTGTTTGCAAGCGGTAAGGTTTGGGCGCCATCTACTAGGTGGGCAGATGAGCTGATTGAAGAGATGGCAGCATTTCCTAATTCAGATCACGACGACTTAGTTGACTCAAGCACTCAAGCCTTAATCAGATTTCGTAAGGGCGGCTTTTTGCGGTTGCAAACTGACGAAGAAGACGAGCCAATGTCTTTCCGCCGCAAAGTTTCTTATTATTAAGGATCAATATGTCCATTGAAAAATCACTGTACGCGGCTCCAGAAGGTCTGGAATCATTGACTGGCCCAGATGAAAACGCCATTGAGATTGAGATTGAAGATCCCGAGTCAGTAACGATCCATGCTGGAGATACAGAGATAGAGATCATCCCAGGCAGTGAGTTTGATGACTTTGACGCCAACCTTATAGACCACCTTGATGAGAGCGTTGTCCAACAACTAGTCTCTGATTTAGTATCAGACTACGACGATGACGTAGAGTCTCGTAAAGATTGGATGCAGACATACGTTGATGGTATTGAGCTGCTCGGCATGAAGATCGAAGAGCGCGCAGATCCATGGGTTGGAGCTTGCGGTGTCTACCATCCACTACTGTCTGAAGCTTTAGTTAAGTTCCAAGCCGAGACAATGATGTCTACCTTCCCTGCTGCGGGGCCAGTTAAGACGCAGATCATTGGAAAAGAAACGCCACAGAAGAAAGAATCAGCCACTCGAGTTCAAGATGACATGAACTATGAGCTGACAGACCGCATGGTTGAGTTCCGCCCAGAGCATGAGCGCATGGTTTGGGGTCTGGGTATGGCGGGTAATGCGTTTAAGAAAGTCTACTTTGACCCTAACTTAGACCGCCAGACATCTATATATGTACAGGCTGACGATATCGTTGTTCCATATGGAGCTTCTAATATAGAGACAGCCGAGCGCGTGACTCATGTTATGCGTAAGACAGAGAACGACCTGAGAAAGTTACAGGTTTCTGGCTTCTACGCTGATATTGAGCTGGGAGAGCCCAACAATACTCTTGATGAAGTAGAAAAGAAGATTGCAGAGAAGATGGGCTTTCGCGCTACATCTGATAACCGCTACAAATTACTCGAAATCAACGTCAATTTAGACCTCGAAGGGTTTGAGCACACCGATGACGACGGAGAACCCACAGGAATTGCCCTGCCGTACATAGTTACGATTGAAAAAGGCAGCATGGAGTGCCTAGCAATCCGCAGGAACTGGAAAAAAGACGATAAGAACTGCACTAAGCGCCAGCATTTTGTCCATTATGGCTATGTTCCAGGCTTTGGCTTCTACTGTTTTGGCTTAATCCACCTGATTGGAGCGTTTGCCAAGTCAGGAACGTCACTTTTACGCCAATTAGTAGACGCTGGTACGTTATCTAACCTCCCGGGCGGCTTTAAAACCCGTGGATTGCGTATCAAGGGTGATGATTCCCCAATCGGACCAGCAGAATGGCGCGATGTTGACGTTCCAAGTGGAACAATTGCCGACAACATCATGGCTCTGCCATATAAAGAGCCAAGCCAAGTACTGGCTAGTCTATTAGACAAGATCGTAGATGAAGGCCGACGCCTTGCCTCTGCCTCTGATATCCAAGTAGCCGATATGTCAGCCAACTCCCCAGTTGGTACAACACTGGCGATCCTTGAGAGAACCTTAAAGGTGATGACTGCGGTCCAAGCCCGCATTCACTACTCGTTTAAGCAAGAGTTACGTTTGTTACGCGACATCATCCGCGACTACACGCCAGAAGAGTACTCTTACGAACCGGAAGACGGCCCACGTAAAGCCAAGAAGTCTGACTACGACGCTGTAGACATCATTCCTGTATCTGATCCCAATGCGTCCACCATGGCGCAGAAGATTGTCCAGTATCAGGCGGTGATCCAGCTAGCCCAGATGGCGCCACAGATCTATGACTTACCTCAGTTACATAGACAGATGCTCGAGGTTCTAGGTATTAAGAACGCCCAGAAACTTGTTCCACTACCAGACGACGAATTGCCAAAAGATCCGGTCAGCGAGAACATGAATGCCTTAAAGGGTTCTCCTATGAAGGCCTTCTTGCTGCAAGACCACGATGCTCATATCGCGGTGCACACGACGTTCATGCAAGACCCGCTGATTGCAAAGACTATTGGCCAAAACCCACAAGCCAACATGATCATGGCTTCCTTACAAGCCCACATCTCCGAGCATCTGGGTTTCCATTACCGAACCCTTATTGAGAAACAAATGGGCGTGCAACTTCCTCTCCCAGACGAGAAATTGCCTGGAGATGTGGAAGCTCAACTGTCCAAACTCATGGCTCAAGCCGGCACCCAGTTGATGCAAACCAACATGGCGCAAGCTCAGCAGCAACAAGCCCAAGCCATGGCACAAGATCCTCTGGTCCAAATGCAACAAGCAGAGTTGCAGCTCAAGGGTCAAGAAGTCCAACGCAAAGCCGCGAAGGATGCACAAGATGTTGCGCTCAGACAGAGCCAACAACAAATCGAACGCGAGCGCATTGCTACCCAAGAGAAGGTAGATATGACTCGCATACAAGCCGATCTTG